TTAGTTTCATCTTTTCATTTTTGCCATAAAATCAATACTCATCCAATAAACGTTTAAGTCTGCATTATAAACTTGGCTATCAGATGACATATATTTTATTGTTTGAATATTGACTGAATTTAAAGTGCCAGTAAATCTATCTAATCTATTCCTTACAGCGTTTGAAAGCGTTTGTGTAGTCTCGTAATTGTTTGTATAGACATCAAGCTGCAAAGTAATCTCTTCCAAATTACTTTGCCCATCCTTAAAATCAACTGGAGTGGAATTAATAATAGTGTAAACAATAAAAGGATACTGCACATTTTGAGGTGCAATATCTGGATAAATATTTAAGCCACATACACCAGTAACTGCAACATCTGTCGATAACCTTCCATATATTACTTTTCCTATCATTCCCAAAACTTTTTAGGATACATTTTAACTACTTCTTTTGCTTCTGCAATCATCTTTGGATATACAATAGATGCAGACATATTCTTAGCTTTCATTACAATCTTTGTGCGCCATGCTTTGGCAGAGCCAAAAATCATGTGTGCATAAAAACCATCATATTTTTCATCACTATTTAAAAATGATCCATCTGGCTGTACTTTGTAATGAGGTCCGATCGCACCAGTCTTCCATTTGTATTTTGTCAATAATTCGCTTAATGATTTTATTGACCTTTTTAAGTTGCCCGGCTTAACTGTGTATTTGTATTCTTTTTTACTTCCTGATTTTACACCACCTTTTGCAAATGCACTTACCTTATGGTCTTTTTTTGACATAGGAATTAATGACTTATAAATAGACAATGCAGCAGGCATTGCAGCGTTTATAACATCCATCCTTTTTTCAATAGTAATTTTACTCAAAATACTATCAAGCTCAATAACTGTTTCTGCTAAACCATTAGCAAACAAACCTCTCTTTTTAGCACCTGTGCCAGATGCTCTTTTTAAATTAGCTATTTGTTTTTGAGTTATATAGGTCATTACACATAATTTTGAGCGTATGAACAAAAAAGATGTAAGTATAAGCTATCAACACTTATCTGGACATTTTCTATTTGGTAATATTTACCAATGTAAATCAATCTTTGCTGCTCGTTTATGTCTGTCCTATATCGGCAAGTAACTTTTATTTGTGATAAAGCTGTAATCTTGCCTCCTTCGACTTCTTCTTTATTATTCCCTTTATAATCAACTGTTGCCCATATTTCTGCAACAGTACTCCATGTTTCAGTGCCAAAACCAGTTAATCCTACGGCACGAGTAACTTGCTGAATAGTTATCCTTTCCTTTAATTTACCAATCTCTTCTTTCTTATTAAATCTCATTATAGTATTTGTACTCGATATTGATCTAATAAATACTCTGATGCTGTTGGCATCTTCTTTACATAATCTTCTCTATTATCATAACTATCTGCTATAATCATAAGAATTGCTTGTCTTATTTGCATAGGTACACCGGATGACTGGGAAGAATATCCAGCTGTATAAACAATAGAAACATCATTAATATTTCCATACAACGTTGGCCATGTTTTACCAAAGCCAATGTTAAGCCTTGCAGGCTTACTAAAAGTATCAACAATATACTCTGTCGCTGCAAATGTTTGAGTACTATTTTGGCTATCAGCGTATTGAAAAGAGCTCACTGCAATAACTGGAGAAACACTTAGGTAAATAGTTGGATAATTTAGCCTATCTAACTTTTCAGTAATTGTTTGAGTAATTAATGCTTGATTTAAATAACGCTCTGCAACTTCTCTGGCACTTTGTATTAATGTAGTAATCAAAGTATCATCAGCAGAAGTATCAACTTTCAAATAGTTTTTTACTTCAGACAATGTCCAAATCTCATTAACAGGTGCAGTCGTTACTTTCCAAGCCATTATATTACTTTTTAAAATGGAGGAGTATATTGCAACTCCTCCAAATTAGACTCTCCAATATTATTTACAGATTCTTTAAGTGCTTAATTGCAGCCGTTTGAAGCAATTTGCCATCATAACGAGCATACATCAAGAAACCAATTTCCATCTCATCCATAAAACGCTCACGCAATGGAACAAGCACATTGTTGGCAACTTGACGTATTACATATTTAGACCAATCACCAAAAAAGATTATTTTTGCAGCAGTTGTTTGAGCAGAAGGCAAATCATTATTTACAAAATAATTGTAGCCTAAAAGTTTATCTGGCGCACCTTCTCTTAATGATGGTTGAAACAAAGGATTATTTGCAGTATCAAAATTTAACTTTCTAACAGCAGATAAAATATTATCATGCATCATAAATGCCGCTGAAGGACTATTTCTATATGCAACATCAACAGAGTGAACCAAGTCAACCAAGTTAGCGGCAGTAAATGCGCCAGAAGATGCAGAAGAAACACCGGATGGAGCATTATCTCTAAATCCAGTAGGTTTACCAGAACCATCACCAGTTGTAAATGCAGTGTTTAAGCCACGGCCTAAACGCTCACCTAACATAACAGGTAACTCTGTATTAAGCAAACCAAACTCGTCATTTGCCCATTCAACAGATACTTTTACCAACGTGTTTAAAACGTGTGCATTAAAAGTTTCTCTTGTAAATGTCATATCCTGTACAGTAACCGCAGCAGCTTCAGTATGCCAGTTACCGGCAACAGCCGTATCATTTACTTTAGGATAGTACAAAGTACCTGCCTGTGGAGTAGTTATGATTCTTGAAACTGTTAGCATTGGGCCATAATACGCCATAGTCCTTTCAAGCTCATAAGAGAATTGGTAAGGAATTACATAACCACCAGCTAAACCGCTTTCGGAAGTTGTGATTGTTGCCGTTCCACGCATCTCTTTAAGCATAGATGACTCACTGCTTGTTAAAGACCTTTTGCAAAGTGCTTTAAAAAACGCAGAGGTATACTCTGGAGATTTTACAATGTCTCTTTGATTAGTAGGTAGCATAGCTATTGATTGCTCAATCTCTTGTGCGCCTCTACTTTCTTGGTTAATAGTTTCCCATTTCTCCAAACGAGCAATTTCATTGGTGTAGCTTGCAAATGACTTGTCAGCAGCATCCCATTGTCTGCTTTCGTCATCATTCATTAATCTACTTTCCGCAGATGCTCTTTTTTGCAAGTCCTCCATTATTGCGTAATCGGAAGCCCGCTTTTCTCTTAATTCCTTTGCAGTCATTATTTTGTTTTTAAATTTATTAAGTGCAGGGCATTCCTGCGTAACTCTGATTGTATGTTAATTTCTGACTTTACAGAAATATCAATTACTTTTTGTAATTCCTCATTAACCGCACCTTGGACTTCCTCGTAGCTGCGCTTTGCAACCATGGTGTCAGGATTGGCTGGGTAGGTAACTGGAGAGACATCATATACTTTTTTAATCTTTCTGATAACTCTTTTTGGTTTCATGCTTTCCATTTCATGCCAACTTTCTTTTTCAACACTAAAGGCAAATGATGACTGATAAATATCACCACGCTTAACCATCTCTAAAAGGTCATTGCCTAAAGTTGTGTTAGGTGCCTCAAATTCATATTCCATAGCATTGCCAGTAACCTTTAATTTTAAGGTACCAGACTTTGTTCTGGCAAGTACCATGTTTGCATCATGATTAAATAATGCTACAACATCATTCATATCTGCATCATCAAACACATCTGATGTCATCTCTTCATCGTACCATCCCATATCATAGGAAGAGTTAAACACTGTGGCAGTGCCTACTATTGTGCGAGATTCTGGCATTGCCCTAAACTCATAATTTATACTTCTCTTTTCCATTGTTTCTTCTTTTGACCTTTCGTCCATTATTTTTTTAGCCGTTCTTTCTGCCCAAGGCAACATGGTTGAACCACCCCAAGCATCATACATTATTGATCCGCATATCTCATTCTCTTTCTCGTCAAAATACTTGCCTTGATCGTACACTTTAGCACGACTTAAAAAGCTATATGTCCTTATTACCTCATCATCACTTAATGCCTCTCTTGCGCTTAATTGCCTTGCCCTTGTCCATCCAACTGATGTGCCGCAATCGCTACCTTTCTCTTCTTTATGCCGCAATGCTTTCTTTGCTGCATTAGTTGCCGATTGAGGATAGTTACTGTACGGCATCGCTTGTAGGTTCTATCTTTATGTTAGACGCTAAAGGCAATTCATAACTATCTCCACCGGCATAAGGATTCATATTTTCCTTAATTCTTATTTCGTTAGGTGACATTGCCAATACATTTCGCATAGTTGTGTAATAAGATGATCTCGCTGCCACATCTCCACGGAGTAAGCCATCAAGATTAAAACGAGTGCAATAATTGTACTTTTCTGCCTCAAAAAATATCTTTCTATTAAATTCTGCCTCAATCGTTTCACAAAGTGGCATAATTGTGTAATTAACAAACATCTGGCTAAGTTGCTCCATATTGCTAAATGTTGCTTTATCCATATCTTCTAACAAAACACCTGGCACACCAGTCATGCGAGCAATGTCCGCAATGGTTGCCTTCTTAGTTTCGTTAAAAGCTGCATCGTTAGGATTAAGACCTACTTTTTGGAAATCCATGCCTTCTTCCAAGATGGCAGTACCTCCAGCGTTTTGGCTTCCACCAAATGCACGATTAAAAGAAGACTTTAATCTGTCGTATGCCTCATTAGTTAACTTGCCAGGATGTTTTAGCACTCCGTTTAAGTGCGCACCATTTTTATAAAAGTTAGCACCATAATTTCTATTTGCTAAAGCCAAGCCGTAGTTATCTCTGTGTAGGTCAGGCATTTTAAATGCTTCAATTCCATTCCATGTAAGATTAGGAATGTGAATCATATTTTCACAACTAAATTTTTTATTACTTTTTTTACTCTTAAACATTAACTCCCCTCTTGTATTGTAATAGCTTTCTATTTGAGTAGGATCAAGAATTGTAAAACTATTTATTCTTTGAGTAATGCTATTTCTATTTATAGAAGCATAAAACACACCATGGCTAAGGTAATGTAAAACTAAAGTTTTATAAAATGTGTGAGCTGTGTAATAATCGTTAGGTTCACGAGCAATCACTTTTAAATTAGGATGCTCATTTGCTATTCGTATACCTCCATTATCCATCTTCTCTATAATGTCAAACGGCAAAGAGGCAATGACACCACCAAGTATTTGAGTAGCACGGTAAAATGCAGGAAGACCAATAATAGAATATTCATCGACCGCAACACCAGCTGCAGATCCTCTTTGAAATAATGCGCCTAAAGTATCACCGTTTATAGGTGTACTTGGATTCTCTATACTTGCACGAGTATTAGAAAAAAAAGACCGCATGGTATTAATTATCCCCATGCGGCAAATATAAACCAAGTTAGTATGAAGTAATTTACTTTAGGTAACAAGTTAAATAAACTTAATTTCCATGTAAACGCTTTTGGCTTTACGGAAACTATTGTATGTCGTATATTTTTCATCAAGACCTAAATCCTCTCTCTCCTCTTCCAATTTCTGCCACGCTTCTTGATGTGTACGACATTCACCGGATAGCTCATAAAATCTATGGAAGTATCCGCTTGTTGAATTAATCTGCCTAACCTGTTGGGCATACTCATGCTTTCTCATTAAATTCTCCATAATTAAAAGGTTTTTATTTTAATTAGGTACATTTTATAACATTAACAATCCTCCTTCCCTTTCCTTCCCCTCGTATATAGTT